TGAGTGTGGCTCGTAATCATGTCTCCATAATGGACAGGTTGGTACATCGTGTAAATCCTAAATCTCAGAAAGCTAAATCTTTGGTAGCTGATAGAATGATGTTGAACACAGCTGTCATGAATGCGAGACGGAGGGTAGAGACATGTCGACGAGTTCAGCCTTATGCTATTATTCTGGTTAGCCCACCAGGAGTGGGGAAGTCTTCGTTAATTGACAATTTTTTCAAGGTCATGTCTCTTGTAAAAGGAAGGGAATTTCAACATAGTCATGTTTTCCACATGGTTAGAGGATCCCCCTATTTTGACGGCTATGACACGTATGAGACGCCATATGTGCACATGTCTGAGGTAGCATCTCAATCGAACAATTTGCTTAAAGCGAAAGGAGATGATGCTTTGCCACTCTTGTTGTCCATGATTGACAATCAGACAATGATATTGAACATGTCTGACGTAGCTGACAAGGGAAAGATGACTTTTAATGCAGAAATGGTAGTGGCTGATACGAATGATGAAAGTCTTCAACTGCAGTGGTCAGTTAACTGCACTAGCGCAGTGCGTCGCAGATTCTTGTGGGTGAGGCCCATGGTTCGTAGCGAGCTCACCAAGGAAGGGACTAGCATGCTTGACCCAGACAAAGTGGATAGAGAAAGAATAATGGACAACTGGAAGTTTGAAGTCTGGAAGGAGCATCCTGACGGAAGGCACCCCATGAAGACAAACAAATATCCTGTGGCAAATGGATATATGGACATTGAACAGCTGAACCAGTACCTTTATGATGATGTCACTCAGCATATCAAGTTACAAACGGATATCTCCCAAGAACTTGAAGCATATGTTCCGCATGTACGAGGACATGAGGAGATTAAGAGCGACATTGAAACTGATTCTGAAAGCGATGAAGAGTTGGTCTTTGATCAGGAAGTAGACAACGAAGCTGAGTCTTTTTCACACGATGCCTCAGTAAGTTTTTTTCAACTTGTCCTCTTCATAGTTTCGCTGATGCGTAGCAATGTCGAATGCATGTTTATGTACTTGCGTTACCGTACTACGTTATTGATGATCGACGGATTTCAGCAAGCACCAATGTTGTTTTTGGGTGTTTCTATATCCTGTATTGTTGGGGCGCTGATATATATGCAACAATTTTTCACTCTCTTCTTACTGTTCACACTAGTAATGTTAATTGACTTACGCTCTTTCGCTCTGTGTTCTTTGAAATCGTTCGCGAGACACAAGATGAGAATGCATGCAGACGTGGCATTTAACAAGATCAGTGAGCTGAACAGTTTGGCCATGGGACGGTATATTCGTCCGATTGCAAAGTATAAGTGGATACGAGAGTGTTTGGCCATCGTTGCAGCAGCGAGCTTTCTGACTGTCATCTATACCACTTTCTTTTCAAGGAAACATTCCAAAGTTGGAGATGGAAATGAAGCTGAGTCTACTCAGTTCAGAGAATCATCAACTCATGATGACAAACTTAACCACTGGGAAACCAAGGTAGGTGCGAGTAAGTCATATGAACGTGTCAATGTTAAAGGTACCCAAGTTTGGAACACACGCATTCTTACACCATCCGTGTCGCGGAATAGTGTTGAGGCAACCTTGTCGTTTGTGATGCGGAATGTGCGTAAAGTGGAAATTGTACAGCAAGATACTACCTCCTTTACTCACATACTTGGAGTGAGAGGAAATGTTTTTATCATCAACCGACATTCTGTG